TAGTAAAAAATCAGTATGACTGCTTACCTTTTTCTTCTTAAAAGGTTAAAGAATTAAATTAAAAAAGGATAAAACAATGGCTAATAAAGTAAGAATGACGTACACCCAGACCCTCCAAAGGTTGAAGAGGGCAATCAGAGATCGACATATCTCCGAGATAATATGGGAACAACTTAATTTATATTTTTGTCACCTTGAGCGTAACCCCGATATATTAAATGATTTAAAAATCCAAGATATAACCCGCCTAATAACCGCAATGAAAGAAATGCAGGATATCCACGATGCCAAAGCAGCGACAGACACTGAAGATAAATTTGTTGCAAGGTTGAGAGAGATCAAGACAGGCAATGAAAAATAAATTTAAGTATCAGACAGGCAAGGCAGACAGACAGACAGATTAGACAGACAGACAAGGCAGACAAATTATTTATTTTATTTATGGCTGATCGGGCTGACGGAAATCACAAATCCCGCAGGGATTATGGTGGAAAATCCAGCCCATTCCAGCCTAAATTTATTTAAAAAAAAGTTAAAAAAAAACTTGACTTTCTACCGCCAGCAGGTTATATTATTATAAGAGATAAAAATAAATAAAGTAAATAAAAAAGATGGTTCATTCGTCTAATAGATAGGGAATAAATTTATCGGTGGACTATTTACTATTAGAGAACAAAGAAAGTTTTAAATTTATTTTAAAAAAAAATAAAAAAACACTTGACTATCTCCCAAAAATATGCTATAATGTAATAGTGGGGTTATGATTCCCCCTAAATAAAATCAAATTAATTTAAGGAAAAATTAAAATGTCTAGAAAAATGATTGCTCCTACACAGCAAAATAATGTAGAAAAAATAATGAAAGGAATGTTGGAAGACATTTCAAACTGGAAAGATTACGGATGGGGTTGCTCTCATAATGGTAATCACTCTTGGGATTGGGAAACTGATTTGAGTCCAGAAGAAAAAACCAGAATTATTCAGGCTGGTTTGACTGGGCGAAAAGCCAAATGGTTTGATAATAAAACTCAAACTCTTAATGATGTTGAAATCCTTGATGTTGACTGGGATGGTGAAACACTTCACCTCCGCCTTTACGATGCGGACTGGGCTAGACTCTTGGAAATTAATCAGGAAGTTAATGGACGGCAGCAGATTAATGTAGTTTTTGAACTGCTTGATTTGAGCGAGCAGGGAGAAGGAAATCCAAAATATAAATTCCTTTGGGAAAATTATGAGGCTTGTGAAGAAGTTATTGAACGATGGTTTGGTGATGAGATTGATTTTCTCAAAGCAGTCAACGATGAAATTTAATTAAAATAGTTCTTGACTTTCTACCGAAAGTGTGCTATAATAATAATAGGGGTTGAGGTTTTTGCCCTAAACAAACCTCCCACCTTAATGGCTTGGTGGTAAAACTAAAAACAAATGGAGTTAAATTATGCCTAATTATTGTAATGTTGCGGGAACAATAGTTCCCTTGGATGACTACTCAAAAGAGTGGATGAAAGAAAGATTCAAATGGATGGAAGAAAAAGAGGGAAGAAATCTTTGTGAGATTTTTATACCCCTTCCAGATTATACCCACATAAAACCAAAGGGCTATGAAATGTCTACTGGTTCAGCATCATTCAACGGAGTTTCTGTTGATGCTTGGTGGAGCAAGAAAGAAACCAATCAAAATAAAGATGCCCCCGCCAAGATTCAAATGACGGAGACAGAAGAAAAAGAAATTAGAAAATTATCACGGGGACATCTGGGCTGGTATAAATTTTGTAGTGAAGTGTGGGGTTCCAAATGGGGACTCGCAGAAGAACACGACTTAACCTGTGATGACGATGGTGAAATTAATTTCTCTGGTTGGGCTGCTTGGTGTCCCTTCATAAATGTTTTTGAAATCTTTATGAATGAGGAGGAAGAGAAACCAGAGGGAATTCCCAAAGTTAGATTTCAAATAACGATGGACTACGACGAGCGAAGTTGTGATTTTTCTGGAAGATTTATGGCTGGATGGAGTGAGAATGAATGCTGGGGAAATGATGAGTGTGGTGAATGGGAAGAAGGAATTTCTTATTTTTCTAATCACGAAACTCTCCCGTGTCCCGAAGATTATGAGTGTGAAAAGATGGATGAGGATTATGAAAATGCTTTATGGGATTGTGATGAGAATGATTTGCCGAAGCAGGGAGAATTAGTTATTCATAAATTAAATTTGACGAATGGCTATGGAGAAAAATCCACAAAAACTATTCCAATAGTCTTTATGCCTGATGAAGGGCGAGCCTTAATCACATTAGGAGAAGCCGACATCCACCCCATAAAATTCCATTCTGGAATAAAGAAATGGTTCATCCCCGATGAAGCAATCTAAATGAATTACTGCTGGGACACAGGATAAAATGTCCCGATCCTCGTATAGCCGAGGACATAAAAAATAAAAAAAGATTTAAACATTCTACGAGAGTAGGTGTATAATAGGGGTAATTCCCCAGACTAAAAACTAGGAGTTAAAAAATGTCTAATAAAAAATTAAGAGTTGAGTTTAGTGTGAGTTGGTTGGCTGGAACCACAGGTGAGTATGAGTTTGACGACAGCCAAGAGTTCAGCGAATTTATGGAGATGGATGAAGAAGAAAAAAGAAATTTCTTAATCTGCGCTCACGATGAATGGACTCACGGAAATACACAGGAAATCTGGAAGGAGCGGGAGATAGAACTGGATGGTGAAATTATACCCGACACTATTGAACCTGCTGATAAATACACAGAAGGTTATATGACTTGGGCGACAGCCATAAGTGGAGGTGCGGCGTGAAAGATAATAATATAATTCCCGTTTGGGATCTCGGTACATTTCTAGATCACTTGGATGATCCACATATTTTAGAATTTAATGATGTGGATTGGGCGGTGGCATTTGCTGGACAAGCAGATGATCCACACTGGGCTTGTAATCCTACCAGTATGTGTGAAGCATTAGGGGTCTACGATGCCGAAGATTGTCTACGAGCGATGAGTGATATACCAGATGATAAGATCGTTGGGTATAATGTTTATAAACTTCTGGAATTCTACAAGGAATCTGTGGCAAAAGGACTTGATAAAGAAATCTCAATAAAGTTGTAGAAAGTACTTGACATAGTCCAAAAAATGTGCTATAATGTAGTAGAGGGTGGGGGAATAACTCTGCCTTCTACTTACATTTATAATGGCTTGAATGGCCGAGGAGTAAAATAATGTATAGAAATAATAATGTCAATAGTGGAATAGTTGTATTGGAAGATGATCATACTTGGTGTGGCGAAGGATTTGCTGTTGTGTTTGATGAAGAGAAATCAAAGCGATGGTTGTTAGTTGATAATGGTGAAGATCCAGAAGAAGTAAAAGATGATTGGATTGCGATGATGATAAGTTATCACTTCAACTGTCCAGAAGAATGCTTTGTATCTTATAGTGTCCTTGACTTACTACAGTTCTATCTTAATAACAAAGACCGAGCAGGTGTTAGCGATCCTTGGGGATAGGAGTAGCAGCCATACAAAGACTAGTAGTGGCACAGCCATAGGGGTGGGCGTAATAACAACCCCTGTTTATTTATGTGTACAGATTTGAGTGGAGAGTAGTAGGGGGGGACCCAGATCACCGAGAGTGATTTAATGAAGGTAGAATCTAACCAAAAATTTGTAATTATTTTTTTATTAAACTATCTACCATCTAGTAATATCTAAACTAGTTATATAAAACAGTGGAAACGAGAAATTTGAAAACAATATTAGCGCCAGATACATTTATTAAAATGCTGACCATCTATAATAAGGATCGTCAGCGTTTGGACTTTTTTAATCCATTCGAAGTACAGTTGGATCTTTTAGATAAATTAATTAAATATGATCGAATAATTATTGTCAAGGCACGTCAAATGGGAATATCGACTATGGTAAGGGCTTGGTTTTTTTATCAGGCTTTTTATGATTTAGAACCCAGATCTTATGGGGTCATTGCTCACAACAAAGAAGCCTCAAATAATATTGCATCAATGGATCGTGTTTTTCACGATAACCTTCCCAGACATTATCATAGAAAATTTTCTAAAGAAAATATTTCAGAAATGATATTTGAAAATACTGGAGCCTCACTTCGTGCTTTCACCGCTGCATCTAAACACGGTACACGAAGTTTTCAACTTGATGGGGTACATCTATCCGAATTTGCATTCTATGAGGATCAGAGTGAATTTCTGGCTACCCTGACTGCAACTGTAGGAGGAGGACAAATTATAATAGAATCAACTCCCAATGTATTAGGTGACAGATTTTCAGATTTAGTTTTTCAAAATTTAACTTCTGAAGATCCAGAGTGGCTCGTATTATTTTACCCTTGGTATTCCCATCCTACTTACACACAAGAACCACCGTTACATTTTCAGTTAAGACCAGCAGAAGAATTAATTAAAAATGAATTAAATTTAACTAACGGTCAAATCTATTGGAGGCGTAAACAGATTGCAACTTTGGGGAAAGAAAAATTTATCCGTGAATATCCAGCGAGTATTGATGAGGCTTTTAAATATACTGGACAGCCTTATTTTGATTCTGTTGCTTTGGATCGTATTGAACCTGTGGCTAATCCCAAAGGAAAATACAAAAAATATTGTAATGTCGATCCTGATGCTGAATATATTATTGGTGTTGATACCGCTTCTGGTGTTGGCAAAGATTATTCTGCTATCAGTGTGGTTGATGTTCATACCCGTCAAGTGGTTGCTCAATGGTGGGACAACGAAACAGAACCAATAAAATTTACAGATATCTTGTATGATATGGGTTGGGAATGGAATAATGCAAAAATTATTGTCGAAGCCAATAACACTGGCCAAGTAATTTTATGGAAATTAAAAGATCACGGATATAATAGAATTTGGAAAAATAAAAAAGGAAAACATTTCTTTACTAATAACAAGACACGCCCGATATTATTTGAGAATCTTCGTGATATAATTAGCGATAATCTATTATTTAAACTAAATAAGGAAGTAATTAAACAACTTGAGACTATTTATTACAGTAATAACAAACCTGTTCATCCGAAAGGGAAACATGATGATATAGTTTTTTCGATGGCGTTAGCCTACTATGCCATTAAGGATGTACCGTTAAACCTAGATAGTTATAATAGAGGATCTGGATTGTCGCCAATAGATGAGTGGAAAAAGAAAAAAGCCTTAAAAGAATCTACACGCAGTTTGCCGTGGAACATTAAAGATGGCGATGGAAAGGGAGCATATTAATGAAAGAAAAAGATATTGAATACATATTACAACAGCATAATAAATTCTGGGAGCGTTTGCGTCCAGAACTTTCTCGCTATAAGAATGTATATCAATGCAACTTCTGGAATGAAAACCGAATTTTAAATTTTGGTTTTACTGATCAGATGATTTCAATCCAAACCGCAGATGGTTATGGATATATTGAAAGTTATATTGCCAGTTTATTTTCTAAAAACCCTGCTGTGGTTTTAAAAACTGGAATTAGAAATAGAGGGTCTAGAGACAAGGCTGCTGCTGTAGCGAATAATTTTCTATTGAAGGCCCGTCAAGCAATAGAGAATGCTGCTCGTTTAAGTTTAATTTATCCGATGGCATTTTTTAAATTAATTCCTCAAGATGATGAAGAGTTGTTTGACAAGATTATTCCCATTGCCGTATCACCTTGGGATGTTATCGTTGATCGTGATGCGCCTGCTTGGAATAGGGGTAGGTTTGTTGGTCACAAATATTACATACCTGTCGCAGAAGCGAAGGAAAGATTTGGTAATAAAAAGTTCGAACCAACAAGAAAGGAGGATTACTTCCAGCCGCAACCACAGGGCGATCTTGATGTTGATGGATCAATGATGAAGGATTATGTTCAGATCGTAGAATTCTATGATTTAGTGCAAGATAAACTATATTTTTATTGTCCCCACTTATCAAGAGACAAGAAAATTATTGATGAATCACCAATGATTCCCTTTAGGGATGTCTTTGGAAAGCCTGTGTCCCCCATAATCCCTCTTTATTTCAATAGAGTTCCTGATGAACCAATGCACGGATACTCGGCAATGAAAAGAGTTTATGATCAACTTTATGAAATTAATATTATAAGATCATTTCAAGCCAACGCTATTCGAAAAGCATCCCGACAATATATTGTCAAAGCAGGTATGCTTGATGAGGAGCAAATGGCCAAATTAACTTCTGGTATTGATGGATTGTTTGTTGAGGTGGATGAAGAAGATTTGGCTGGCAGTATTATACCGCTACCACATTCTCCTGTTTC